AGATGCAACACGAGATGCAAGTTACAAAGATAGATTACCAAACGGTAACTATCTAGAGAACACAGCATCATACTTCGTGTTGTTAGAAACTGGTGAGGCTGCTTTGATTTCTATGAAGTCGACACAATTAAAAGTGAGTCGAACATGGAACTCAATGATGAACGGCATTAAGCTGAAAGGCAAGAATGGAATGTTCACACCGGCTATGTGTAGTCACGTATACAACTTAAAGACAGTGCAGCAATCAAACGACAAAGGCACGTGGTTTGGTTGGACTGTAGAAAAGGTTGGTCCTGTTCAAGACAAGGCATTGTACGAGCAGGCAAAGAGTTTTGCTGTAAGCGCTAACAAAGGTGACGTTACTGCAAAACATGGTGAGGAAGATACTAAGTCTAAGACACAAGACTCAGTACCGTTTTAACCATGACAGGCCCATGGATCAACTCCCCCGGTCTCATGGGCCTACTTATAGAAAGGAAAAAGTATGGAGAAAATTTGTCCAACATGCAAAAAAAAATTTACAATAACAAAATGGCAGAAGAGTAAAATATATTGTTCAGGTCCTTGTAGCGGCGGTAGTTTTAAAGTATGGAATAAAAAAAGGAAGGCTAGAAGTGAAGTTCAAAGAGATATTTGAAGGCAACAATAGTGCTTATGGCCAACTAATTTTATCAGGTGCAACAACCGACAAAGGTAAAGCTGAAGGTAAAGCTTTTATAAAACGACAGCCTATTAGTGATAAGCTTTGGGAAGAACACCTGGAGGGAAAAGATCCTGCTCTTGGTGTCATACCTATTAATGAAAACAATGAATGTAAATGGGGCTGTATTGATGTGGATCAATATAACTTAGACCATTTAGTTATTATGCGTACGATAAAAGGTATGGGGTTTCCACTAGTAACCTTTAGGTCAAAATCTGGTGGGGCGCATTTATTTTTATTTGCTAAAGAGTTTATTCCAGCATCACTGATGCAGTCTAAACTCAAAGCAATGGCAGAAGCTTTGGGTTATGCAGGTAGTGAGATCTTCCCGAAACAAACTGAAATTTTAGTTGAACGTGGTGACACTGGTAACTTTTTAAATTTACCTTACCACGGTGGAGTCAGAGGACTACGCTATACATTTAAAGCTGGCGGTGAAGCCGCTAGTTTAGAATCATTCTATTCTATCTATGATGAGTGGGCACAGACACGAGAGCAAATAGAAGCCATAGTTGTAAAGAAAGCAGAGGTAGTAGAATCTTTTAAAGATGGTCCACCCTGTTTAAATAAATTAGCTCAAGATGGTTTTGGTGAGGGTTCAAGAAATAATGCACTATTTAACGTAGCGGTATATCACAAGCAAGCTAATCCTGATAACTGGGAAGATAAAGTTATGGAGGATAATTCTAAGTGGATGAATCCACCACTAGGTTTCCAAGAAGTTAAACAGTTATTGGCTTCTGTTGGTAAACGTGGTTACGATAAATACAGATGCAAAGAGCAACCAATTTGCGGTGTGTGCAATGCTGCTAAATGTAGAACCAAAAAGTTTGGTGTTGGTTTTGAGGAAGAACAGATGCCGGAACTAGATACGTTGACTAAGATTACATCTAATCCTCCACAATGGTTTTTAAATGTTGGTGGTAAGAGAGTAGAATTAAAAACAGAACAATTACACAACCCTAATTTATTTGCTATAGCAGTGTTAGATCAAGCCAATGTCGTATCACCTATACCAAAGGCACAAGACTGGAGAGAGATATACTTAAAAGTTTTGATGAATAATCTACAAGAGATAGAACCACTAGAATCTTTAGATCCAATCAATCAAATAGTAAATTTATTATATGATTTTACAGTCAACAGACCTGCAGCAAGAACCAAAGAAGATATTTTAAACAAGATGTCCTGGACGGATGAGGGCTGTACTTATTTTAGAATGGATGACTTCTATTCTTTTTGTAAAAGAAACAACTGGGAGATGGATAAAACTAAGACTGGTAATCTAATGAAGCAATTAGATTTTTTTGAAGACGAAATTAGAATGACTTTAAAAAATCAAACACCACGTCTTGTAAAAATAAAAGCTATGAAAAAAACAGCACCATCTATTAGTCCCATAAAATATGAGGAGTCACCTTTTTAGTGAAAACAATTATCTTAGGGCCACCAGGTACAGGTAAAACCACAACACTATTAAGTTTAGTAGAAGAATTTTTACGCGCCGGCACCGACATAAAAAAGATAGGATATTTTTCTTTTACCCGTAGAGCTGCATACGAAGCTATCAGCAGAGCAGAAGAAAAGTTTATGATAGATAAAGATGAGATACCTTATTTTAGGACACTACACTCTTTAGCATTTAGAACGTTGGGTATAAAAAAAGAACAGATAATGAAGAGCCCTGACTACAAAGACTTTGGCACTAAATGTGGCATACCAATTAAGACAGCAGTATGGCAAGAGGACAACGGGGTTTTTACATCAGACAATGAATATCTACGTATTATAAACAAAGCTAAGGTAAAAGAGATACCGGTATTAGATCAGTATGATAAGAACGAGCACAATAGATTTGTAGACGTAGAAAGAGATTTGTTATATTTATTAGATCAAGAACTTAAAAAATATAAAAAAGAGAAAGGACTGGTTGACTACGATGACATGTTGGAAAGATTTGTTGAACAAGATGTATCACCATCTTTCGACGTATTATTTATTGACGAGGCACAGGACCTCTCACCTTTGCAGTGGCGAATGGTCAGGGCTCTTTGGGCGAAAGCAAACAAGACCTACATTGCTGGGGACGATGATCAAGCTATATTTAAATGGGCTGGTGCTGATGTTGATACTTTTATCGCACTTAAAGAAGAAGTAGATTGTGTTGATACATTAGATCAATCATATCGTATACCTGGCGGACCGATACACGAGCTCTCACAGAGTATAATTAGAAACGTTACTAACAGATATCAAAAAGAATATAGACCACGACAAGAGATAGGTGATCTTTTAAGATACTCTGATGTTACACAAGTTGACATGTCACAAGGTCAGTGGCTAGTGTTGTCAAGTGCAAATTATTTTCTTGATGATATTAAAGATTTATGTGAGTTACAGGGTTGGTACTACGCACACAAACATAAAAACTCTATTAAGTTAGATTTATTATTGGCGATACAAACCTGGGAGAAGTGGCGAAAACAAGAACATAGTTTACCAGTGACATCAATAAAAAATATTTATTCATACCTGGGTGATAATGTAATCAAGGGTTATCGTGCCGGTAAAACTTTTAATGAAGAGAATAGCTATGACATTGCAGAATGCACCGAGGACCACGGCTTACAAACACAAGATGTTTGGTACAAAGCTTTTGATGGTTTAGATGCTGAGACAGAAAACTATATACGAAATATGTTAGCTAACAAAGAGAAGATATCACAAACCCCAAGAATAATATTATCAACTATACATGCAGCCAAAGGAGGTGAAGCCGATAATGTATTACTATTACCTGATATTACTAAGTCTAGTGTTGATCAAAATGACGTGGATCCCGACGAGCTCCACCGGTTATTTTATGTAGCTGTGACACGTGCAAAAAAATCTTTGCACATACTAGAACCAAAAAATTATGATAGAGCATATGTGTTATGAGATTTCATGAACATATTAAAGGCGACAAAGCAGAATACATAGCCGCAATGTGGTTGTGGGAACAAGGTTATTTAGTTTGTAAGAACATGTCGCAACAAGGGCCGGTCGATCTTGTTGCTATTAAAGAACACGAAGTTATACTGATTGATGTAAAATCTGCATGCATTAGAAAACGTGACGGTTCTAAAATAAACAGATCACTCACACCAATACAAAAAAATCTTGGTGTAAATATTTTAAACGTAGATGTAGAAACAGGAGAATGCACATATGTCTAACCCATACGATAACCAGGTCGGTGGCGACCATTACCAAAAATATGATATACAGCCCAGCGAATTCATCAATAAAAACAAGTTGTTATTTGCTGAGGGGTCTGCTATAAAGTATATAGTTAGACATCAAGATAAGGGAGGCAAAGAGAGCCTCGAGAAAGCGAAACATTTTATCGATATGATAATCGAAAGAGACTACACTTGAGAACACTACAGCAACCATTGTTCACACCAGAGACAGAGTGGGTGCCGCCGGAGCGGTTACCTGACTTATCTAACTATTCTGAAATTGCCATTGACTTAGAAACTAGAGATCCAAACCTCATTACTATGGGTTCAGGTTCAGTACGCAAAGATGGTGAGATAGTTGGTATTGCCGTTGCGGTTGAAGGGTGGTCAGGTTATTTTCCGATAGCGCACGAAGGTGGTGGGAACATGGACCGAGGATTGGTCCTGGACTGGTTCGAAGAACTATTACAAACTACA